ATTTATATCGATTTCAATCCCGATAGAGAGTTTTGGGTTCACGAGGAAGTGTTACCCGATGAGAATGCCGAATATTTATGTTTGACGTTCTATGACAATGAAAGTTTACCAGAGACCGAAAGGCAAAGCATACTCGACTATAAAAAGAAAGGATTCATAAATCCCGATTTAGGAGTTTACGATTTTAAAGCCAACATCAAATCGGAATACTGGGCGAACAAATGGAGAGTATACGGATTAGGTCAGACCGGAACATTGGAAGGTCAGATTTATAACTGGAAAGTAATTTCAGAAATACCAATAGAAGCCGAACTGATAAGTTACGGTTTAGATTTTGGGTTTAACGACCCAACTGTTTTAGTTGAATTATACAAGTACGGACTTGGTTATATTTTAAATGAGAGATTGTACAAAAGCAAACTTGGTCCCGAAGAATTAAAACGTGAGATGTTATCTTTAAATCTGAATAAGAAGATTACAATTCGTGCCGATGGTTCACGTCCGGAGTTAATTAAAATGCTTAAAGATGCAAGGCTATTAATTGAAGGAGTTGACAAAGCACAAAAGAACGATAGGATTTTATTATTGAGTTCAGAGAACATTTCAGTTACACGAAGTTCAGTAAATATAATTCTAGAGAAAAATAATTACACTTGGAAAAAAGCAAGTGACGGAAGCAACAAAGACGTTCCGATTGAAACGGATGACCACTCGATGGATGCATCGCTTTATTCCGCCGACAAAGTAGTAATAAGAATTGTAAAACGAAGTACAACATGGGGAGGTTCAAGTTTGGTATAAAAGATTTATTCAGTAAAACATTAATGTTGAATGATTACCCTACTCTATCCAACGAAGCAAAACAACTGGTTGACTACACGATAAAAGAAAGTTTGAAATGTAATAGTGTTTTGCGAGTTCGGGGATTAAGAACAAAATACCTAAAACCAACTAAGACAAATCTTTGGTTTATTTCGTGGAGTGAAAGAATAGAGTTAGGTATGGCAGTCGAAGAAAACGATATTTTCGAGATACTAAAAATAATCTACGGCATCAATGAAAAGCAATTTGTTAGACTGGAATTGTATAATGCGTTTGCTGTACATAAATGGATTTTAGAAGAATTGAAGTTGATTGTAAAATCTGAAATGAATGAGCTGCATAGTGAACCAACAGAAGAAGAAAAAGAAGCGGGAGTGGAAGAACTTCAACAGTTCAGTTATTATAATTCTTTAGACTCATTTACGAATGGAAATATTTTAATTCAAGACGAATGGTTGAAATTACCATACTCAAAAATATTCAGAAAGATGTGCCTTGATAAAATGCGATATGATATTAATTTAACAATGCGAGAAAATGCTAACCGAAAAGCTAACCGAAATAACAGCGGAACTTAACCAAAACGAACCACAAGGATTCCGAGATATTTGGAACTTTGTAGATGGTAATAATGAATGGCAAAATTTGGGAGACTATCCAGACGATGCAGGTTTGGAATTTTCCAAACGTAAAAAGTATTTGCTTTTGCTTTGGAAAGACCGCGAACACATTTTGTCAGAACTTGGTTCGGTACAAGGTTGGACTTTCACAGGCGATATGATTTTAAGTTTACGCTCAAAGTTGAGTGATCCAACTTACAATTACAAATATGAAACCCATATCAAAAATCTTTATTCAGTAAGCGAAAGATTATTGAATATGTTTTCTGATTGCGATGGCTTTGTCATCAAACGTTGGAAAGAAAGTGAAGTAATTGACACATTCGACACCAATATGGATGGACTGAAAATATCATTTACAATTGAATTCACTTACTAATGACAGACGAAGCAATCTATTTGAAGTATTTGGCTAAACTAAAAACAAAACTGATTATCAAGTATGATGAGTTAGGACTACGTGCATCAGGTGATTATGCAAGTGAGTTAGAAGCACAGGCGACTTCAAAGAAAATGATAATGCTTGGAGCGTTTCATTCTCAATTTATGGAGCACGGACGTTCCGCTGGAGGTTGGCCGCCAAGAAGTGCCATTGAAAACTGGATTGAAACAAAACGAGGTTTACCAAGCATCTTTTTAGAAAAGAAAAAACAATTTGCATTTTTAATTGCTCGTAAAATAGCAAGAGAGGGAATTCAAGTACCAAATAGTAGAAACATAGGCAAAGTAGTTAGTGCAGTGGTTGAGGATTTTCTCGGAGACGACATTCACGAAATGATTGAAGAATTAGGAACGCTTTGGATACCAAGAATCCAAAGTGATATAATAGCAATATTTAAACAAGCAGCATAATGAAAAATGTATTTAAAAATTTAGTAATGGTTATTGTGGTATTATCCGTTTTGGGATTGGTCATATCACTTTTGGGATTCCCAATAGTTATGGTATTGATAACTTGGAAATTCAAATGGTTGTTTTGGTATTGTTTAATAATTCCAGCAGTTGCAGCCTACGGAGCAACTTACTCAAAAAAACAATAACACAATGGCAATTCAATTCACAAAAGCTTTAGCGCCGAACAAACTATTGCAAGCGTTCAATAATAATATTATCCGTTTCCATAGCGATATAGTCGGAACTCCAACCAAAGCCACACTTACTGGTTTTGGTTTTGTGAGTGTATTGTACCCACATCCTAACGGAAGTTTCTATTTCAATTTAAAAGATTACATTTCAGCAGAAATAAATCAGAACAATTTTGCTGGCGAGTTTGATGCTAATTTTTCTGCGCCTGGTTCCACTTTTCAGAAGGGAGTTGATGCTGGTTTATTTATGGCCGATAATTTAGAAATCAAAATCCACTTTCAAGAAACGGTTTTGACTGATGATGTGATAACCATTCCTTTGAACTTCATTTTAGGAGTTGAACAAATTACTGACAGATTTACAGAAAAATTTCAAAACAACAATTCAATGAATATTCTATCTCCATTGTCAAATAATGGAATAGCGTACCTTAAATTTTGGAGAGGTTATCCGTTTGACTTCTCAACATTTTTAGGTTTTGATTTTGCGACTGGAACGCAGTTTGTAACGGTAGTTGCTGGAACAAATATCACATTTCAAAATGCAAATAGAATTAACGCTATTTATTTATCGGATGGTGTAAATTATCTGCTACCTACAACACAACAATACTTGAATTTTGGAAATGTAGTTGTAGAACAAAAGGATGGCGGATGCGGTGTTTATATGAAATTCAGAAACAAGTACGGACGTTGGAACTATTGGCTTTTTGAAAGTGGTAATTTCAATACAAGAAGCTCGAAAACTTTAGGCGAACTAAATAATAATTTTAATGATGTTGTTGATACTATTTCACCTGCAGTGCAAATGGGTAGAGTTGCCGACAGCGTTATAAAAGTGAAAGGAGAAAGACTTCAAGAGAAAGATAAGTTGATCCTAGAGGAAATAATCGACAGCCCAAAAATATATTACTTCATTGGTCAACCAAATACAATTCCAACGCAAAAGGACTGGCTGGAGGTTTCATTAAAAACAACATCATTCGTTACGCTAACTCCAAAAAAGAAAACCTACAATTATAATATCGAATTCGATTTACCGAATAGATACACTCAAACACTTTAGTAATGGCGTACATTCTTTACATAAATGGGCACGAGATAGAAGTTGATTCAAAAGCAATTTCACAAACAAGGCAGGTAAACGATTTAGCTAAATTAGACAATCGTCAATCGAGTGTTACCAATAAATTCACAGCTGCCTTCACTCCAAAAAACGTGAAAGCAATGGAATACGTTTACATGGCAGGAAATCAAAGTAACGTGCCATATCAAAAGAATGTATCTAGTCTTTACGATGCTGATAGTGGCGTGTGTTTGATTTATAAAGGTTGGGCGAACGTAATGCAGTCATCACGTAAAGGATATGACATTTTTATTTATGATGGCCTCATTGATTTTTACAGAAGAATTGAAAATAAAACTTTGACGGATGTAGATATTTCTGGACTTAATCACGCAAAGAGTATCACTAATATCGTTGCGAGTTGGAACAATACGTTACCCTACTTCTATGCAATAGCTGATTACAACGGAAAAAATAAGTTTATAACCACTGGAGGCGTGAATATTGAAATCAATACAGATTATCAAGTTCCAAGTGCAAGGGTCAGTTACATTTGGGATAGAATTTTCACTTTTGCTGGATTTACATATTCAGGTTCTTTCTTTAATACTCAGAACTTCAAAAACTTATTTATGAGTTTTCCGAAGCCTGTGCCAACTTTAGTACCACACAGAGTATTAATACACACAGGAATTTGTTATCCAAGGCATTCAACCGTTTTGTATTATGATGGCAATGCATTGTTAAATAGAGAAAGCTATCTTTTAACATTACCAAGAGAAAACTTTTTAACTCCACAAGCTTCCGTTACGAATAACCTTTCACAAACAGGATTAGGACAAAATGGTAATGGTTCAATGGGTTATGTTTACAATCACAATAGAATAAATATTTTACAAAATGGAACTTATACTATTGATGCTTTTGCTCCTAATATAAATTTTAACTATTATCATAGGAATAGTGCAGATGTATTAATTAGTAGTGGAGTGGTTACAGATGTTAATTCATTAGGAACTTTCAAAACACATTTATTCAATTGCCTTGCAGGAGATACAATAGCATTTTTGATAAACGAACAGGAAACTGTATTGGCGGGATTAACATTCAATTGGGAGTTAAATTTAGTAGACGGTTTTGAAGCAAACTTTGAAGAAGCTTTGGTTGACTTCAACGCGACCGATTTTATAAAAGAGATAATCCAAAGAGCAGGTTTAACAGCTTTCAAAGATAAATATAGAGACCATATCGAATATTTAACTATGAGTGAAATATTGCAATCAAACAATATTGAAGACTGGAGTGATAAATTTCAATATAAAGACATTGAAAAGTATAGAATAGGTCAATATGCCAAACGAAATAATTTTAAGTATCGATACAATACTGAAAATGAAGCTCACAATGATGGTTACATAACAATCAATGATGAAAATCTGCAAGATGATTACGATGTTTTGGTTTCAAAAATATACAGTCCGGAAAAAAGCATTGTTGTAATGGCAGGTCGTCAAGTAAATGTGTTCAAGATTTGGGATAAAGAACTTCGGGACGACAGCACCGTTGAATATAAAGACTTATCAGGAAGATACTATTTTATGCGTTTCGAAATGATTAATGTAAGTACAACTTTAGCATCTGAATCATTAAACCAACAACAGGCGGTTACTTCGGTTGCAATGTCGAGCTACTCAAGATTGAATTTCAATGAAATTCTAATTGATAATTACGCATCTATAGAAAGCATTTTGGATAAAGCAAAAGCAATTGATGCTTACTTCTATTTGAAACCAATCGACATTGAAAGATACAATTTCAAAGGACTTATCTATGTAGAGCAATTAGCATCATACTATTTAGTTAATAAGATTTTAAATTTCACTAAAGGAAAAGTAACGAAGTGCGAACTTATAGAAGTTGATTATAAAAAAGCGATTACAATTATTGGTCCACCACTAAACACAGCAACATACATAACAATCAATAGTTTTGTGGTTGTAGGATGCGTGGTTACTTTGACATATTTAACCGATGCAACATTGAACACACCAATTAATTTAGATTGTATTTTAAACAATTTCGGACTTCCCATTTTCACACCACCTGATCTATTATACGGACATTCAGAAGTTGTGCATAACACCGCAGTAACAAATACTGTTTCATTCACATTGGAAGCTGGAGCATTTTATCAAATGGCAATGACTATTCAAGGAGTAGGAACAGCCAATATTCCATCAAATATTGTTTATTTTGAGAACACAGCAGGTTGCGTAATAGTATCTCCAACATCATTAATAATTACAGCAGTAACATTGCTTTCAAGTGATGCGTTAAGTCAAACATTCAAGATTGATTTCACAACAAATGCTGTGCTGCCAAGAAATATTCACGTTCAAAATTACAAAACTCCAATTCCTATAGACCCAAATAATCCTTATGCCGGTTCCTTTGGTGGTTGGAGCGGTTACACCGATAACGGAACAGCCACAACCAATTCAATAAATCATTCAATAAGCCGAATATTCGGAGACCCGTTGCAAATTCAAATAAAAATAGGAAGTAAAGAATCAAATATTTTCACAATATAGTTATGGCAGATAAAATTAAATTACTCGAATTAGACATTGATACTGCTAGCATCATAGCAAAGTCAGTTCAACTAAAAAAAGACCTTGACGAAGTTCGTAATTCCGTTAATGATTTGAAAAAAGCAGGAGATACCTCTTCTGAAACATTCATTACTCAGAGTGCGCAGATGGCAAAATTATCAACAGAGTATAATTTAAACCAAAAGCAGCTTACAAATTTAGTTTCGGCCAGCGGAAGTTTGTTGACAGCATCCGAAAAAGCAAATGCAATTTTAGGAATAGAAGCTAGAAGTGTAAACGAGGCAAGGTTACAAAATAGTGAACTTTTAAAAATCCGTAACGAGATAAATGTAAAAACTCCCGAAGGAGTAATTGCAGTTCAGAAGCTAAACGAAAAGATAGACCAGAATTCCCAATTCATAAAAGAAAATGTTTCGGACCTGGAGAAACAAAAAATGAACATTGGTAATTATACCGATGCAATAAATAATTCAGCGGTCGGAACATCGCTTTGGGGAAACAATTTATCGCAATTAAAATCTATAAACGATGGATTAAAAAACACTATTGCAGGAGCAAAAGAAGAATTAAAAAAATACGCTGAAACCATTAAGGAATTTACCAAAGGAACGGAAGGAATGACCACAGCACAAAAAGCATCTACAATTGCAACCAATGTAGGTTCCGGTGCAATGAATATTTTTAAAGTTGCATTGGCTTCAACTGGTATCGGTTTATTAGTATTGGCTTTAGCTTCTTTGATTGGTTACTTCACGCAAACGCAGTCGGGTATTGACAAACTGAATTCCGTATTACAACCGCTAAAAGCAATTTTCAGTGCGTTGTATGGTGCCGTGCTTTCACTTGGTGGAACTTTGGTTGATACATTCTCAAATCCAAAAAAAGCAATGAATGATTTATACGAATTTGTGAAAACGAATTTGATAAATAGGTTTAAAGCATTCGGAGAAATACTGGAAGGAATTATAAATTTAGACTTTAAAAAAGTTACAGACGGAGTTTTACAAGCTGGTACTGGTGTAGAAGGATTGACGGGTAAAATTGTAGACGGTGCGCAAAAAGCGAGCAAGTTCCTTGATGACAACGCAAAGAAAGGTGCAGAAATAGCAAGGATTAGTAAAGAAGTAGAAGAAAGTCAGTTGCGATATAATGCTAATCAAATAGCTGTTAATGACAGATTAGATGAACAACTTCTAATTTCAAAAGACACGTCTAAATCATTTGCCGAACGTCAAAAAGCATCACAAGAAATAATTAAAATCACAGAAGAAAACGGAAAACAGGAAGCAAAAATATTACAATTGAAACTACAACAGCTTCAGGTGGAACAATCATTGAAAGGTGAGAAAAATCTAACCAACGAGGACAAACAAAAAACAATTGATTTATTAACTCAAATTGATGATGCGGAGGATCGTGGCAAAGAAGCTCGTTTGGAGCAAACAAGAGTTTTCTCTGGACTTGCTAAAGAAGAAAGAAAGCAACGCGAAGATGCACACAAAGCCGAACTAGACAGACAACAAAAAGAAATAGACAAAGCCATTGAAAAAACAAAACAAGGCATTGATTTATTTGTAGCTGAACAAGGCTTCCGTAAAAAATCATTAGCAGAAGAATTGATTTTTGAAAAGCAATTAGTTGAAGAAAAACAAGCGTTACTAAAACAGCAGTTAGATAACAAACGAATTACTGAACTGGAATACAAAACCGAAAACCTAAACTTGACAAACGAGTACGGATTGAAGTTAGCGGAAATGTTATCTGCCAATGCGGAAGATGAAATGAAAGCGTTCCTGGAGAATAACCAATCGAAATTAGATGCTGATAAGTATTTGACCGACGAGATGGTTACCAACGAGCTCGACCGATTCAATCGTGTATCGGAAGCCGAAGCGGAATACCAAACCAAACGTTTAGAACTTGGATTGATAAATGAGCGTGAGTACAAAGAAGCTATCAAAGGAATTGATGAAGAATATGCGACCAATAAAAAAGCATTAGAAGATTTAAAACTCGAAGAGGATACTGCAAAAGCAATTGTTGATGCGGAAAATTTGAGAATAGCAAACCAGCAAGATGCAGATAATCAATTTGCGGATAGGATTTTCAACTTAGAGCGTGAGCAACAAAAAGAAATTGCAACAGCAAAAAAGACCGGAGCGGATGTAGATATTATAAACAGGAAATATGCCACTCTAAAAAAGCATATTGACAAAGACGTTGCTGATTATAAAATGTCTCAAGAGATTGGACTGGTTCGTGGATTACGTGGTTTAGTTGGAGAGCAAACGGTTTTAGGAAAAGCATTAGCGATAGCAGATATAGCTATGACAACTATTCAAGGCGCAACAAAAGCATTCACACAGGCGGCTACATTTTATTCAAATCCTGCAACAGCTGCTTTAGGAGTGAACGCCACAATTCAAGGTGGAATTATTATTGCGACTGGTGTAGCACAGACAGCTAAAATATTAGGATTAGCGGAAGGAGTTGTTGATTTGTACGGAGAAGGTTCCGGAACGTCAGATAGTATTCCTGCGATGTTATCTAAAGGTGAGAGCGTTATTCCTGCTGATAAAACATCTATTTTCAAACCTTTGTTAAAAGCAATTCACAGCGGAAACGATGTGTCGTACAACGAAAACGGTTATGCGGTTCCAAGTGGTTTTGTTGGGACATCGACTGCTGGAAGTGGAGGCGGATTGGACTATGATTTATTAGCAAACAAGATTGCAAGCGCAAACAGTAAACTCCCAGCGCCAAATTTATCTTTAGATTATTTCCATAGAGAAAATGCTGGATATACAAATCTATTAGCTGGTGCCAATCACGGATAACTATGAGTAAAATTAATGATATTATAAACGGCTGGTCAAATTATTTTATTGGAGCAGACCAAACTACAATTGACGAAGCAAAACGTAGAGCTGCTATTTGTACCGAGTGTCCAATAGCTACTTTCGGAATACATACTGCAATACTTCCCGATTTTACTATAAATGAAATCCAAGGTATGTATTGCAGTGCCGAAAAAGGCGGCTGCGGTTGTCCGTTATCGCCAGCAGTTCGAAGTAAAGATTATCAATGTATAAAAGGTAAATGGTAATATATTATATTACTATATTTGCGTATGCTATACACAGATGTAAAACATTTTCAAAAAGAAATTAAAGAACTCACAAAGCTAGGAGTTGTTGATCCTGTTTGGTCACGTAACATTTTAATCTTTGAAAGGTATCACGAATTAAAAGGGCAGAAAGTTTGTAACTATTGCGCTTATGAATTCATTGCAGAAGAGGAAGGTTTGAGTTGGAGCTCAGTCAAACAAATTGTAAAGAAATTTTCAGAACGAATTATTTGAAAATTCTAAAAACACTTTGGTTAACACCTTTTTCAATATCCTGTTCCTCTTTGTGTTTTATTTTATCAACAGGAACTCCAGAACCATTTTTAGACATCCATTCTATGTATTCCTCATAGTTCTTATCGTTATCCATTATTGTTTTTTGAGCTTCGATATAAGGATTGGTGGGTTTCTTTTTTGGAGTAAAAACAAACCACACAAATTTTATCCACATAATAGATGCGTAAATTAAGATTGCTATACCAATAATTAAAAGTAGAATAACCATAAAGCAAATATAACACAATATAGTCAAAACTCATTGACTATATTTTTTTTGATATTAAAATACTTTTGTAGTAATATAATATATTACAAAAAAATGTCAAAGAAATTCTTTAACGCACTACCAAACTTCAACTCTAAAAACTTAAATGTTGATAGAGAAAACGGCATCTTAAAAAATACCTGCATCGCTCAATACGGAGAAAACAAAAACGACAGTTTTTTTGATGAATTATTTTTGGCAGATATAGTAAAGTTTGGAAACCAAGCCGACGGTATCAAATCTCGTTTCGGACATCCCAATATGTGTGGTACTTCCTTTGGTACTTTCATTGGACGTTACAAAAACTTCAATATTCAAAATAAAGATGTTTATGCAGATTTATATTTAGATCCAATCACAAAAAAAACGAGCGTAGAAGGTAAAGGAATTATGATGTTTGATTACATCATGGATATGGCCGAAAGCAATCCTGATATGTTTGGGAATTCAATTCACATTTTTTCTGAATTATACGAAAAAGAAGTTGATGGTAAAAACAGAGTACTTCACATACTTGACAAATTCAAAGCGTGTGATTTAGTTGATGAACCAGCTGCAACTGATACGTTGTTTTCAGATAGTAAAGACCTTGGTGTATTAGTTACTCAATTCCTAGACAACAATCCACAGCTTTTTGCAACAATCGAAAAGCAACCTGATATCATTCAAGACTTCTTTGAACGATACACAAATTATTCAAACCGTAAATCCGTAATTAATTTTAATATGAGCTTTTTAGACAAAATGAAAAAAAAGTTGCAAGGAAAGAAAGACGATGCTTTTGATGTGAATATCACTTTAGGTGATGGAAGCATCATAACCGTTGTTACCGATGCAACAGAGCCACAAGTTGGTGATGCAGTAACAGATGATACTGGTGCGCCACTTGCAGATGATACATATGTTTTACCTGATGGTGGAACTATTGTAGTTCTTGCTGGAGTTATCGATGAGATTACTGCAACAGAAGAACCAAAAGAACCAGGAACAGAAGACCCAGCACCAATGTTGCAAGAGGTTATGAATTCTGTTTCAAAACTTGACAAAAAATTTGATGCTTTCTTAAAAGTATATCAAAAAACTCAAGGAGATAATGAAGAAGCATTTGATTTAGTATCAAACAAATTAAATGTTTTGGGTAAAAACATCAAAAGCAAATTTGATGTACCAGCTGGTGAAGATGCACCGCCAAAAGGTGGTAAAAAACCTGATGCGTCAGGTTACGATGCTGATAAAGCTAGAGAAATTAGAGAAAAACGAAATAAATAATAACACGAAATGGCATTAATCCAAGACTTTAAAAATTTAGCGACTAGCGACATTTTTATTAAAGACACAAAAGAGATAGTTCTTAACGAATTATTTTATCAGCCTAATGAAACTATGTTTACCATAGTTCCAGGAATTAAAGGCGGACAGCAAGTAGCGGCAATGCGTGGTTTTGAATATGTTACTAAAGCATCTGCAGGATGTGGAGGTAGTGGTATCTCTCCAACGTTCCCAGCTTTCTCTCAAAAATGGAATCCAAAATTAGCAGAAGTAAAAATCGAATATTGCTATTCAGATTTTGAAAACTCATTTTTACAATGGGGATTAGCTAATGGCTACCAAAGAAAAGACTTGACAGGAACTGAATTAGCAGTTTTCATTCAAGATTTGATTTCTAAAGCAATGGCTTTGGATTTACAAAGAATCGTTTTATTGTCGGACAAAGATATTGCACAGCAAGACATCTTAACTGAAGAAGCGACTAAAGCACAATTCTACGACATCATTGACAAAGGATTGTTACCAACGTTGGCGTACTTAAAAACGCTTCCAGAGTTTACTGATTCATTTTTCACGTTAGCTAACAACACAGGTTTAGTAGCGGCTCAAATGGCTATGGCTAATGATTACGCGGTTAAAACTTACGAGCAGTTATTGTTGGAAACTTACGAATTCGACGGAGATATTTTGTTGAGTTCTAACAAGCTTTTCAAAAACTACGAAGCTTTCTTGAGAAGAAACAACGGATACAATATTCAGGGTAATATCGATGCTACAGTTAATGGAGTTAAGTCTTCAAAAATTGACGGAGTAGATATCACACCTATTGTAAACTATGATCGTTGGAGAAAGAATGACTTTACTATTCCAGCAGTTGGAGGTAATACAGTACACCAACCACACTTTGCATTATTCACTCGTAAAGAGTTCTTGCAAGTAGGTATCGATGACGCCGCTTCTTTAGAGAATATTACTTTAGAGTACATCGGTGGTAAAGAAGAAACGTTTTGGATTAAAGCCAATTACATGGTGGATTTCAAAATGATTAATCCTTATGCTTTCAAAGCTTCACTTTAATAATTGTTAATCAAAGGGGGTGTAACAACTCCCTTTTTAAAATAAGAAATTATGCCACAACAAACGTGCGATGATAAATTAACTGGTGAATTCGTAAAAAGATGCGGGTACAAACCAAAGCAAGGACTTACCAGAAAGTGGTATTTCAACTGGGAAGATGTAGATAGAGAAGCTACTCAAGTTGTAAACAAAGGAACTAAAATCACGCAATTGATTTTAAAAGTTGGAGCCGTATTGTACAAAGCTGAAGGCGTGGCTAAAGCTTTGAAAGCAAAACACGCTTTATCGGTTTTGGATTTCGGCAACGGATATGTTCATACTGACAACTTGGTTGTTTTATACAACGGTGAAGACGAAAGACAAAGAATTCAAGAGCTTGTACAAGGTGGCCGTATCGGTTCTATCGTTGAGAAATTGGATACTGGTTTAAATGGTGAATTAACTTTTGAAGTGTTCGGCTATGAAAGCGGAATGACTATCACAGAGGATAATTACGATTCAAGTGCGAATTCAGGTGCTACTTCTATTGCAGTTGCAACTCAAAAAGGAGAAGAAGAAAGCACAGGTAAAAAATTATTCTTATTGGCTGGTGGAGTTTCTGCTACTGAGCAATGGATAGAAGCAAATACTTATGTTGCTCCTTAAAGAAGAAAAAGAAACATTAAAACAAATTAGGGATTCCGACAATAAAACCTTGCTTACTGGAAAGGATAAAAACGGAATCCCTTTTTTAAACCACATTTTCGTATTACATCGAAAAATTTTCGGTGAGACTTGTTCAAGTTGCCCATCGAGAATAGGTGGATACATTCAAAAATTAAAAACTTATAATTCAAATACAATGAAAAAAGTAAAAGACAAAGATGCAAAATTTGCATTAGCTCCAGATACATTATTGGTGTTTGCTGGAACTTCACGGTCGTATTCAATGCACAATATTACAGACGAAGTGGCTGTAGAATATTTGGCAAAAAACCCAAACAGAAAATCGCTTTTCAGTAAAGTGCCTGACAATTTAGAAAAATTGGTTGAAGCACATTTAAAAGTAGAAGCAAAAGCAAAAGAGGAAGTGAAAGCTCCAGTTGCTCCGGTTATTCCATTAGTTCCTGCAACTGAAAAGATAGAAGCTACTGCTGCGGTTGACAATATCGATGTAAAAAAAGAAGAGGTTGTAACTGCCAAGGTAGTAGAAGCAAAAGCAAAAGAGGAAGTGAAAGCTCCAGTTGCTCCGGTCGAAAACACAAAACAAGAACCAGTTAAAAAGTAATTAAAAAATGGCAATAGCACAACTTATATTTCCTCCGATTGAAGTTGAACAAACAATATTTCCATTAAAGAAAAATGTTGTTGTTAAAATTGAAGGTGTAGAATATTCAAAAGTTACTGGAGGTGTTCCAGAAAGCATTGCTATACTATTCATTGCTAAAAATGTTTTGAGATACGAATTGTTTGAGGAAATTGAAAACCTAAATGATTACGTCCGAAAGTACAGGGAAACTAAAGACTTTGAGCCGATTGATATTGATGATTCAAACGATACTGACATTTTTGTCTATGGATTGTACGATAAAATTCCAATCAAAACAGCAGTTGAAATATTGACAAACTATTGTGATGCGGATATTAAAACTCCGTATTCAAAAGCTATCATTCAACAATATTTGAAGTCTTTAAACGCAAACGTTTTTGGGAAATTCAAGCAATTAGCAATGGAATGGTTAGGTAATGGTGTGATAAAAGCAAAATAATTTATGAAATCGAAACTCATAGAGGCATACAAAGAAGAACACCAAGAAGTTTACAATAAACGTCTTGGTGTTATCTTCAATGGTGAAGACAACATGAAGCCTACTATCATTGAAAACCTCATCGATAGTTCGCCAACGGCTTTTCAATGCGCTTGGATTTATGAAACGTTTTTAGGTGGTGGTGGATTTGAGGTTGATTTAGCAAAAGTAAATCTTTCAGACGATGATTTTGAATTTACAAATCCTAACGATTTATTGTTTGATGTTTCGGAATCTATTTCAAGACATCAAGGTGTTTTCGTTCATGTAAATTATAACCTGAACTATGAGAAAGATAGTTATGCCGTTATACCGTTTTCACTTTGTAGACTTGGTAAAAAAGACAGTGATTATTTTACTGGTAAAATAGCAATCAGTCGTAAAGGTTGGGGCAAACATTTAAAGAGAGACGAAATCGAAGTCTTAAATGTTTATAATCCACGTCCAGAAGTTATTCAGGCGCAAGTCGATGATGCTGGAGGTTGGGAATATTACAAAGGTCAAATAATGTTTTTTAAATTATCAAAAAAGCATACTTATCCAAGAAGCTTGATCGAAACTGCTTACACGTTTGCTGACGTTGAAAATCAATTAGGATTGTTCTATAACGGAACTACAAAAAGAGGATTTGAAGACATTACATTTATTCGTCATCGAGCATTTGGAAACAAACAGGACCAGGAACAATTTGAAAATAACATAAGAAGTTTGTCGGGACTTGAAAACGCAAGTTCAAAAATGGTAATCGAAGATGATTGGAATGATGAGCAAAAGGAAACAGGAAATTTCAAATTTGATACTTTGAAAAATAATGTTGATGCTGAAAAGTATAGCCATTTTGAAACCTCATCATCCAATTATATCCGTAAAGCATTCAAAGATATTCCTGCATTGTTAGTTGATAGTATCGCTGGTAAACTTGGAAACTCAAATGGGGATGATATGAAAATGGCACAAGCTATTTACAACAGTAAAATATCAAAAGACCAGGAGAAAGTAGAAATATTATTTTCTGAATTGTTTCGTGATTATAAAACTCCTATCAATCCAACTAATGACTGGACTATAAAACAATATTCATTATTAGATGACGGTACAGTAGATTATAGCGGTACAAATCCTATTGAGAAAACAAATCAGGACTTAGATGCCGAAGCTATCAGAACAGCACAAGCAACTTTAAGAGGTTCCGTTGGAGGCGTAACTTCAATTTTAGCGATACAAACATCGGTATCAATGAAAACAACAACTTTCGACAGCGGTGTTGCAATGCTTATTAACATTTTTGGTTATTCAGATGAAGTTGCAAGAAGAATTTTAGGGAATCCAGAATTAAATCCAGCACCAATTAATCCACCTAATCCAACAGCATAATGATACTATTAATTGATAAAGAATTTGTAGCAAGTAAATTGCAGGTAGCGATTGGTTTTGATGCTGAGAACTTCAAAACCTACGTTCGTGAAGCGCAATTATTCGACTTTAAGGCAATCGTAAGAGAGGAATTCTTTATGGATGTACTGGCAAACAAAGATGATCCAAAGTGGAAGTTATTAATCGACGGTGGGGAATATGAATTTAAAGGCAGAACATACCAATTTGAGGGAGTTGCAACCATTTTAGCATATTTCTCTTACGCACGATTTGTAATGGGTAGCGGTGCAGTTTCCACATCATTTGGAATGGTGATAAAAACAAATCCAAACAGCCAACCTCTAGGGTTAGAAGAGCGAAAAAACTACTACTATAAAAAGAAAGCTGAAGCAGGACTTCTATTCAATGATTTAAAAAGTTTTGTTGAAAGAAATATAGTTGATTATCCAAGCTGGAGTGACCAACTAGATAATTGCGGAAGCACAAATACAAGAACATTTAAAACATCAATAATTCAATGAGAAATTTTATACAAGAAATAGCTTCAATCACAATGCCAAAATTCTCGCTAATGATTGAATTAATTAATAAGCCATTAGTAGGATTGTTAGCATTAACTCCAGTTGTAGTAGTTGTCCCAGTTGTCGATTTTTGGAGTGCAGTATACATTCTAGGATTACTTTTTATAGGAGATTTAATTACGGGACTATCAGCATCATATTTTATATGGAAAAAGAAACTAGACAGAAAGGAAAGATGGTTTTTTGGAAAAGGAGAAGGATTTAGTTCAGACAAATTTAAAAAGATGTTTGTTAAAATGATGATTTATTTAGGAACTCCTTACATCGTTCAAAAATTTCAAGAAACTTTTAGGTTACATAACTTAAAATATGAAACAATTTCAGATGCAGAATTCAGCATTGCAACGGTTTTGATTATTGTTTTTTGTCTAAACGAGGGATTTTCAATATTTCACGAAAACTTACCTGAATGCGGTTTCAACCTTTGGGAACGAATTAAAAAAATGATTGGATTTTATAAGGAAGTAAAAAATGAAATCTAGTAATGAAAGACGGAATCTATTTTATTGATAAAAAAAGAAGACTCTGGCGTTACGTCCGGGGTACTTATACATTGGTAAAAGAAAAACAATATAGTTTTATAAAAGAAGATAAAATTTAATTCTAATATTATGAATTACGACTATTTAAAAAACGAAAAAGCACCTCAACTTTTGTTACAAGCGAGAGCTTTGATTGGTACAAAAGAAATTATCGGGAACATCCATAGCGATGTTATAATGAAATGGGCTAAAGAATTAGGATTAGAGAAAGTCTATACCGCTGATGAGATAGCTTGGTGTGGATTGTTTGTATGCTATTGTGCTCACAAAGCTGGTTTAGAAATAAACATGACTGCAAAAGAAAGTCTTTGGGCGTTGAACTGGAATAAGTTCGGAACTAGACAAAAAATAGCGATGCTTGGTGATGTTTTAACTTTCAGCAGAAATGGTGGAGGTCATGTAGGTATTTATGTAGGCGAAGACAATACTTGCTATCATGTCCTTGGAGGCAATCAGTCGAATATGGTAAGTATTACCAGAATTGAAAAAACAAGACTTTCGCAGATTAGAAGGACAGCTTGGAAAATTTCGCAACCAGAAAACGTAAGGGTTGTAAAATTAACCTCAACAGGATTTATAAGTAAAAATGAAGCATAGACAAATTAACATTAAAACAAAAACAAAATGAAAAAATTATTATTAGCATTTGTATTATTATTTGCAGTTATCGGAACTGCTCAAGTTACTTTTACAGGAAAGGTCGTAGGAGTTAAAGACGGAGATACCGTTGTTGTATTGGATAGTCTAAAAGTTCAACACACGATTCGTTTAGCTGGAGTAGATGCTCCAGAGAAAAGACAAGATTTTGGATATGCAGCAAAGGAATTTGTAAGTAAGTACATTTTCGAAAACAAAGTGATCGTGAAAATTATTGCAAAGGATCGCTATGGTAGAAGTGTTGGGTGGATAACTTACGATAACGAGTTAAATTTATCAAAAGAGCTTTTAAAAGCTGGTTTAGCTTGGCACTATAAGGAGTACGATAAAAGTAAGTTGCTTCAAGAATTAGAAGACAAAGCTCGTGCTGAAAAAGTTGGTTTGTGGAGTTTGCCAAATCCTGTTTATCCAAGTGAATATCGAAAAGCTAAAACAAGACGATGAGATATTTTTTCACTCTTAACAATATAAAGACTATTTTAGTTGTCATTGGAATAATCTTTGCCATTTGGTTCTACAAAGACTGGGAACATCAGCGGTCAGAAAATATCCGACAAACTGAAAATACAAGTCAGTTGAGGAAATCGGATAGTTTGCGTTTTGCAAGTCAAAATTTGACAAGTCAAGAAATTCAAGATTACTTACAATATTCTAATCCTGATTTGGCAAAGAAACTAAAGACTGACGATATCAATTATAATAGAATTGAAAGTATAGTTTCTCAAACTTTGAAGTATCGAGATACGACTAAAAACAAAGTCGATGTATCACAAATATTAGAAGCGATTAAAAATAAAGTTCCTGCAAAAACACCATTCATAGATACGACAAAGTGCCAAACTAATAAAGGTTATGTTGAGTACAAGAATGATAGTTTGAAAGTTGTGTTTACTGAAAAAACGTTTAACAATAAAACAGATGCAGTGGCTTATTGGGAGCGAAGGCAATGGAGTTTGTTAGGTATAAAGACAAGATTTTTAGGTAAAAAGCAATTCACAGCAAAGAGTTACAGTGATTGTGGAGAAATTCAAACAATGAAAATCGAAAAGAAAAAGTAAATAATTTGGTTGGTTATTTTAGATTGGGGGGAAGCCGTGTTAGAAATAGCACGGTTTTTTTATGCGAAATGTTAAAGTTTTTAATTTTTTTAAAAATAAATTCTTTTTTATTTGCTTTTGATAGTCTTTTGACTATCTTTGTAGAGTCAATTAATAACAACAAAATTTATGAAGTCAAAAGAATTTATTAGAGAAGCCAAACGGAATGGTTGGATTTTCGCAAGGCAAGGGAAAGGAAGCCACGAGATTTACGAAAAAGATGGCAAACAAGTAGTAATCCCCAACCACGGAGCAAAAGAAATAGGAAAAGGGTTAGAAAAGAAATTACGAAAAGAGATGGGGATTTAACCCCACTCTTTTCTTTAACAAACATAAAATTATGAAAACAATTAGAATTATTATTGAAAGAAACGAGGATGGTTTTTGGGGTCATTCAGAAACTGAAAAAGGAATTACTGGAGGTGGCGACACGGTGCAAGAATGTAAACAAGATATATTAGATTGTATCGAAACTTTAAAAATGTTAGATGATAAAAACAAACCAGCATTTTTAGATGATGCTTTTGATTTGGTTTATAAGTTTGATGCTGAAAGTTTTTTGAGTTACTACAAAGGAGTTTTTACGAATTCAGCATTTGAAAAAATGACTGGAATCAACAGAAAACAAATACAACACTACGCTTCGGGTCATAGAAAACCAAAAGAAGTAACAAGTAAAAAAATTGAAACCGCATTACATAATTTAGGACGCGAACTTTTGGCTGTAGAATTGTAAGTTATTGATTGACATTTTTAATTTTGTTCTACAGAAAACCCCTCTTAATCGAGGGGTTTTGCTTTTTTAGAAAGTTACCTTCATTAGCTTCAACTCTTCACGGTCTCTTCGTTGTTTACCTACTTGGTAAATTTCTGTAGTTCTAAAGCTGGTATGTGATGCCATTCTTTGAGCTTGTTCAATAGGTAAACTATCCAAAAAGGAATGTTTCAAAGAATAGAAGTCTTCAGTGATTGCTTCAAATTCAATATCACCGATTTCAAGATTATATTTAGCAATCAATTTGCCATCTTTAAATACCATTTTATCTTTTATTAAACGTTTCCATCTTTTAGTTATTTGATAGGATTGTGTTGCGGTTGATCCTGGAGACAGATTTACTGTAAATAAATAATCATTCTCGTTTTCGCACTCTTGGACGACTTCAGTCCAAAAGGGTAATGAGTTCGGAAGTATAATTTTAATAACTTCTTTGTACTCTCTACCTTTCTCAATTGTGATTTTATACTCTTGTTTCTCTAAATTCACATCTTTACGTTTGATGGAAAATAGTTCTGTACTTCGAGCTCCAGAGAAAAAGAAAATATTAGCGTATCGGTAAAATGTGTAATTATTAACTCTTAAGTGTTCTAAAATCATTTTGAATTTTTCGGTAGTGAGAATTTCTCTAATTTTTTTGGTTACTTTTCTTTTACGAATATCTCGAATAGGATTGTGAGTAACCACTCTTAATTCCGAAAGTTCAGAAAAGACAATTGATAAATAGGTAAGGAATTTATTAAAACGATTATTTGTAAGTTTCAAATTATCTAATAGATCGCGAACATGGCCGCTATGTATTTCTTTGATTTTGTAATCAAACCTCAATTGTTTGGCAGATTTTTTAACACCATTAACGACTTGACGTATATCGCTCCTGGTACTATCTTTTATTGATAATTTTGGATAAACAATTTCGAGAGCTTCAATAAAGAACAAATCAGGATGTAGTTCCCCTTTGGGTATCTGTTGAGGTATGAAATATTTTTTAGTGAATGGGTTGTAACCTTTCACTTTTAGAGAATGCAGTTCATTTTCTAAAAGAACTTTCGTTGCGTTTCTGCGGTCATCGAGTTCTTTATACTCATTCATTCCTTTAACAATGACTTGTTTTGGCTTTGGGAATTCAGAATCATAGAAATAATAACAGATGTACCAATCTTTTTTTAATGCAGACTTGTTACAAGATTTCCAGTTTGACGGATTAACCGATGGTGTGCTGCAGGAGCAACCGCTTGGTAAAAGAAGTTTGTTTCTTTTCATATTAGTAGCTTTTATTAACGTTTTTATTAACGGTTAAAAGCTACAATGCTGAATTTTTAATTTTTAAAAAAGTCCGAACCCTTTAGTGGTGTGGGTTCGGACTTTGTAGCGAGAGGGAGATTTGAACTCCCGACCTCAGGGTTATGAAGCAACTTCCTAAACCCCTTTAAAATTAAAACCGTTGATTTATAGCGTTTTAAAAGTCCGTTGTGTGTTGTTTATGCGTAATGATTATTAACTCTATTTATTTTTTTATTAACGTTGGATTTCTTTGTGATTACCTGTGAAATGGGATTGTTTTCAATCTATAAACATTAGTTTCTAATCCGAAAATCCAGTTAGAATTAATGTTGTACTTTTCACATATTGATTGAATGTGTTTTGGAGTGAAGTGAGCGATTCCGTTTTTAATGCGTTGAAGATTTTGTTTCAACAAACCTATGTCTTTACAAAAATCACTTTCAAATTCAACACTATGTACAGAAACAAGTACCGGAATTAGTTGTTCAATTATTTTTTTATCAATTTCGTTCATTACCAATCATTTTTCTTTTTAGTGGAAACTCCATTTGTAATGAAATCGTTTAGACTCTTATTTAGTGAATTGAAATATTTAGGGATTTCGTCAGCTATTATTTTAAATTTAGATTTAGCTTCTCCGTTTTCAATAAAGTAGTATTTACCATCTTCCAATCCTCCGAAATGAACCCATCCAATATCAGGCATATCTTGATCCAAAGCGAGTAAGTCAAATTTGTATTTACCATCTTTAAAAGAAACCTCTATTTGATATTTCATATCAGAACACATAGTAGGTTTTAGGCAAAATAAATTTTTCTCAATAGCTTCAAATCTCAAATAATCATTTTCAATTTGAGCTTTCAATACTTCTTTTGGATTATTATAGTTTGTAGAAATCCAATCAATTGTTTTTTTGTATAGTTCGGCTGCCGATTTATCTTTACAGTCAGTAACAACATAATCAGTAAAACCATCTTTTGTAAACTTAAATTCAGTTTCTTGACTGAATCCCAAAGTAGTAAATAACACTACAAATACTAATGTAAATTTTCTCATAATTCTAAACTTTATTATAAACAATTCTGCTACTTTCCGTGCGTTCAACTTTACCCAGTATTCTAAAAATTCTAGTTATTTTGTCAAGTGGCACGTCAAAATTCTCATGCACATAAAACTCTCTACTATCTTTCTCATCATTATAACTGCACAACAATAAATTATCAGCAATCAAAGATTTTTGAATTCTTTTAATAACTCGATACTCCGAAGTTTCAATCATATAATCTTGACCATACAAAAGCAATACAATATCATTGACTTGTTTGAAGGCTACAATGCAACCGCTTGGATAATTTGGATACATGCTATTACCATGAACCCTCATAGCTCCTGTTGCATCACGGAACCAATCGCCAGCATCAATCATTTCATTATGTACAGAAATACCTGCCATTTCTGCCGTGTCTGAATTACCTCCCATCATAATTGAATCCTCGTAAAAGGGTATCCTGATCGCTTGACTGGTCCTTATATGATCCGTTTCCTCATCATCGTTAAATTCTTCGATATTCAAATTAAACTCGGTTGTAAACTTTTGTATAAAGTTGTTTGAAACCGATTTTTTGTTGTTCAAATAAGAAGACAAATTCCCTTTATCAACTTTCAATCTCTCTGATATTTCCGCAACAGGGAATTCAAGTTGTAAAAAATTAACCATTTTGATTAATTTTTTATTGTTTCTATTTCTTTGTATTTCAGTCATTTAAATAATTGTTTGAAAAATAATCACAGACAATTGTAAAAAAGTTGTAATTATATTTTGTTGGTTGTAAAAAAGTTGTAAATTTGTCAAACAATTACAGTAACAAATAAGAAAACAAAAATAGTTAAAAAATGAAAGTAAAAGCTAAAATCAAAAAGAAATTAAGAAATGACAATCAGTTATCTCTTAAAGTAGCTCTAAAGCTTGACATTCATCAAGCTGCATTATTCAGAAGAATAGAACGAAACAGCGAAACATTGTTTAATGACATTAGAGTTATTAATGTTTTGAAAGAAGCGGGTTTTACAGATGAAGAAATATTTGAAGTAGAACCAGTGGCTTACAAATCCATTTCAAACAATTAGTAAAATGGATTTGGAGAAATACAAAAGAACGATGAGGTTATTTGAGATTACTCAAGCAATACTCTTGATTGTTTCAGTTGCCAGTTTAATCGTTGCTTTTGGTCTTTTGTGTGAGTTGATAAATCTAAATTATTCATAATAATGAACAATCCAAAAATATTAAATCGTTTAAACCAACTTGAAATATTAGCTGGTCTAGTTATCAAAGAAGCTACAATGCTGAAGCAGGAGTTATCGGGTGTGGTGTCCGATAACTCCACCCGAAAGGGGAAAGGATTATCAGAAGCGGAAACTTCAAAATTATTAATGAGAAGAGAAAAAAGCCGATTAGGTATAAAATAAAAAAACCACTTCGCAAAAAGTGGTTTTACAATCAAATTAACGGAGTGAGTAAACTCCACTAACAAATTTTAGAGATGACAAAGTTAAAACAAATTTTTGAGATTACAGTATGGTATCGATTTGTGGTTGCTGGAGAGCAAGAAAAGGAATATGATATCCACTACATCCTAGCAACAGACTTACAGTCCGCAGTCAATGAGGCTTCAGACTTGTACAGAACTCACAGAGCAATTCCGTTTCAATTTATTTTTAACGATGAAAAGCAAAAACCAACAATCATTACAAAGGAGGATATTTTCAATTTAACATCACCAGTATTATGAGTTTAATAGAAATTTTAGACAGTGAAAATATCAAATCTAATTTAGAGAGTTGGATTGAAGAGTGCCAAAAATTCCGTTTGTGGTATTTAAAGTTAGGTACTCAGGAAATAGATGAGGTTTCAATGACAAAAGCATATTTAAAAATCGAGCATAGAATTAAAAGCAAAATATCATGAGAATTCAAATTAAAAAAGTAAACGGAAAGTGGGAAGTAAACGGCAAATCTTACAGCACACTTGAAGGTAAAGAAAAGTTATTCTTTGAAGAGTTTTTAGTAGCAATGAGATTGAATTATCATTTTGAAAAATCAAAAAGAGAATTAGTAGTAGCTGAAAATTATATCGGAGAAAAATTATAACAATCAAAATTAGAGACAATGAGTAAAAATGTAACATTGGAGTTAATCCAAAACACTGCGCCTGGAAAGATTGCAGAATTAGAAATGGTAAAAGAGAAGTTTATTAAAAACTACAACCTTGCCAACAGGTCCGAAAACGGAGATTTAATGTACCACAGACAGTTGGTATATTTTAACCAAAATATTTCCGCTAGTACACAACTTCAACAAGCAGATAAATTTTCGCTGTATGCGTGTTTTATTACTGCTGCAGTAAAAGGATATTCATTTGATCCTTTAGATAATGAAATCTATTTAATTCCAAGAGCAGGAAAAGCGTGTATGCAATTACAGGCAGGAGCTTATGTACGTCGATTAATCCAAACAGGACAAGCAATTGAATGTGGTCAGGCGAAACTAGTTTATAAAGGTGATGTATTTGAGGTTGAAGACGGTTTAGTTAAGAAGCATATCGAGAAGTTTGAAACAGAAACTATTATTGGTGGCTATGTGAAATTCAATACTGCTGGTAATTCTTTTAGATACTTTATCTATAGAAAATCAGACTTCGAGTCTTGGAGAAAAAAATCATCTAATCCAGCGACAGTTCAAAAATCGCCAACATGGTTATCGGAATCACTTTGGGATAATGGAATTGTAGGGGGAGAAAATCCTGAACCTAATTTCTTAAGAACAAAAATCATTCTACACGCTGCCAAAGAGAAATGCTGGTTTACTGGCTCTACTCCTATCGAACTTGAACAATTCAATGTAGAAGTTGAAGCGGAAGAGGAAACGCCAGCAAGCGCAGAACCAGCTCCAGAGCCACCAAAAGAATATGCAAGTTTCGAGGACGTACCGGAAAGTAAACAAGACATTGACGAAGAAGCATTTTAATTAATAACAATCAAAATTTAGAGAAATGAGTACAGAATTAGCAACACAAAATCAATTACAAGAAGTAATTATAAGTGGTTCAGAAATTTTACAAACTAGCGAAGTTAGAGTAGCTAAAGCATTGAGCGTTGGGAAGAACATATTAGCTGAAATCCAAGAGAATGGAATGAATGCCGATTTGGATGAGCGATGCAATAAGTTTTTAGTGAACTGTAGAAATGCTAAAAATGATATTGAAACTCAAAGAAAGCCAATCACGGCTTTCTTTGACCAAATCAGAAAACAATTTACAGAAACTGAAGGGAAATTGGACCCGAAAAAAGCAGATGCAGTTCCAGCAATGATACAAGCGCATCGGGATGCTTATGTTAAGAAGTTGAGAGATGAAGAGGCCGAAAAGCAAAAAATTGCACAAGGTAAAATCGACAAAGAAAATGAGGTTATTGAAATCAAAAGTTCATTCGAAACTCAACTTTCGGAGTATGTTCAAAATCATATTTCAGAACGTAAACAAAAACTTCAAAATTCTTTTAATGGAATTACACTTGAGAATTTTGAAGAAAAATCTAAAGCATTAAAAGCACTTGTGCCAGTTCATAATTTAAACTGGAAACATTTTTCACCTAATTACAATCGGAAGTTTGTGAATCAAGAAGAAACTGCTACAATGCTCGATGTTTTTATGACATCAAAGGATTTCTCACTTATTGGAATGGTAATATCGGATGATCTAAAAAAGTTTGTAAATGAACTTATTGAAAAATTACCATCGTTAAAAACCTCACTTGAGGAAATGGCAAAAGCTGGAGAGGAAGAAAAAAAGCGTTTATCGGCAGAAAAAGCAAAACGCGAAGCCGATGCCGAAGCAAAAATAAAAGCGGATGCAGAAGCAAAAGTAAAAGCAGACGCCCATGCTGCTGAAATTAAAAAAGCAGCAGATAAAACCAACGCTATGATGGATAACTTGGCTATTGTTGATTCGGTTGCACCGGAAACCAGAGACGGATTCAAAATCATACTACTTACTAAAACTGCCATCGCTGAAATATTTACATTTTGGTTTCAGCGTGAGGGATTGACTTTGACTATAGAAGAGTTGGAGAAAAAAACAATAGCACAAATGAAAGCTTATTGCGAGAAAGTTGGGCATAAATCAGGCGATATGATTGTGAGCGAAAACTTGAAATATGAACCAGTTTACAAGGCTGTAAATCGTAAATAATGACCTCAACACCCGATCCCTATTTTGGCAGAAACGAAGTTAGTAATTCTGATTTGAGTTGGTTAAAAAGTTACTGGCAACCTCAAATGGATGAGGCAGTAAAAGAGAAAGCGTATAAGTTCGGAACACTCATCGATGCCATTGTGACCGAACCTTACAAAGTTGATTATTTCAAAAAGCAGGTTGAGGAAGTTAAATATTCAGACGAAGATTTTGAGAAAGGAATCCAAATGAAAAAAGCTTTCATGGCCGATAAGTTTGCTAGTCACATCCTTTCACAATCAGACATGCAAAAGGTAATGATTGTTAATAGAAAGTTTAACTATGATGACGTTGAATTTGAATTACCAACGCGATGTAAGTGGGATTTGTGGATGCAGAACTTGGGTTGGGGTGGTGACTTAAAAAGCACCACCGCCACAACTCAAAAGCAATTTGAGGAAGCAGTACGATATTTTGATTATGACCGACAGCGAGCGTGGTATATGGACATTGCAGGAAGCAATCAGGATGTTTTGATCGGAGTTTCAAAAGTAAACTTCAAAGTGTTCAAGGTTCCCATCCGCAGGGATGACGAACTATACAAAAGTGGATTTCAAAAGTATAACGAGCTCGCATTTAAATGGTGGGCGCTATTCGAATAATTATGGCTAAAGAATTAAAGAAGCTTGTACACGCTACTTACAACAGAAAAGTATTTCTATCTCCTAATAGCATCAATTCAATGAGTGCTATTCATTGTAAAATAAAATCAGATGGAACTGCCATATTGCGCATTTCAGACTGCAATAACGCTGTTAGAATTTGGAACGACTTCAACTCTAAAACTGAAAAATTAGAAATGATTGAAAAATTAACAACGTTAATTGATCATATCGAAAAGTTTAGAGATGAGATATCAAACAGGGTTTCAAATATTGATTTAAGTAAAAGATTTGGAAATGAATAGTTTAATTAATTCAATGGATCAAATCACAACCGAGTTGCAAGACATTCAAAGCTTTCTCGAGATAACAATGTCGGAGGATGCAAACGAAGCGGTTGTTAGAGGAAATGATTTAGCGGTTTACATGGCCCGAACTGGTAAGCTTGTAGCAGATGCCAAAAATCATAGAGACATCAAATTAAGAAGTGAGATGATTCTAGACTATAAAAAGCTTTTAGAGTTCCCAGCGAGTGTCGCTGTAAAATATACGGACACACTAGTTGAGAATGAAACTTATCTACTCACATGGGCGACAAGATTAAACGCATCCTGCACACATCAGTTGGATTGGTGCCGAACTATAATATCTAAAGCAAAAGCAGAAATGTCAAGCTTTAATTATGGAAATCAAAATTAATAACTAAATAAATTTTAAAAATGGAAATTACAATTAAAAAAGCAAGCATTAAAAGAGTATTGTTTCTTGCTTATGGCTACGACCACTTCGTAAACAGTACTAAATTTTCTCACAACTCATCTAGTGACGCACCTATTCACGATGACTTAAAAGAAGCCTTTCAGAACTTAATTCCTCATTTCGCTTTTATCTGTGAAGAGATAAATGATAATGTTTGCCGTCAAGCAATCAACGACATGAAAAAAGGAGTTGAGTATGATTTAGGAATGGATCCTTTATACAAGTATGATGTTACTGGTTTCACTTTAGGAAAGGATTCTGAAGGAGTTACTATTTCAGGAAACAAAAGCCTTGAAAGTGGAAAATCAATTAACATCAACACGCCATTTGTTAAGTGGGATGATGCTGATTATCAGTTTATGGCAGAATTAATTGAAACAGTTGATTTGTTAAAATCAGAAGTATATGAGTACATCGAAGGGAAACGTGCGCCAATCAAACATCAAACTATCGATATGTTTGAGAGTGCGGATGACGAGGAAAACTCCGAAGGTAAAAAACACTTTGCAGATGCAGAAATGTAGCCAAAAACAAAAACGAGACAAGCGTAGCAAACGAAGATATTATTTGCACGCGAAGGTCAAAAAGGTGGAACCTGATGATTATAAATTATTGAATCCCCGAAAGAGAGAGTTTTCGGGGATTCCTTCAGGGAAGTTTTCAAATAAACTTTTAATTGAGTTTGAGTATAAATATCAGTTCACAATAATATAAAATCAAATTAGAGAAAAAATGAGTAAAAGCGCAACATTAGAGGTTATATCAATCAGTCAGATTGATGTATCAAAAACAAATCCGAGAAAGTCCTTTGACGAGAAGGCACTAAAAGAATTATCGGAAAGCATCAAAGAACATGGTATTCTACAACCTGTACTGGTTAGACCGATAAATTCAAGTTTAGACGAGCCATGGGAACAATTTGAACTAGTATGTGGTGAAAGAAGATATCGAGCTGCCAAACTTGCTGGACTTGAAGAAATTCCAGTAAATATAAGAGTTCTAACAGATGACGAAGCGTTTGAGCTTCAAATCATTGAGAACCTAGAAAGAAAAGATGTACACCCATTAGATGAGGCGGACGCATTCAAAAAGATGTTAGATAGCGGAAAGTACACGGTTACTGACATAGCCGCTAAAATGGCAAAACCTGAAAGTTTTATAGTTCAAAGATTAAAATTAGTTGACTTAATTGATGATGTAAGAAAAGATTTCTTAGCAGGTCATTTTGGAATTGGACACGCAATATTAATTGCTCGATGTGATGAATATCAACAATTAGATATTTATAAAAACGCCCAGCCGTTCAATGGTAAAGAGCCAATCAATTATGGCACAATTCACGAACTTAAAGAAACCATTGAAGATGATAGTTATTTGCTTACAGATGCAAAATTCGATTTAAGCGATACTAATTTGATTAGTGACACTTGTGCTTGTGATGTTTGCCCAAAGCGTTCAGGAGCAAATCCTTTGTTGTTTTCGGACATGCAGGAAGATAGATGTTTTGATAAAAATTGTTACGATGATAAACACGAAGCTTTTATAGAGAAAGAAGTTGCGAAAATAATCAACGAAGGTAAAAATACTCCAATTCTTTTAGGCTACTCGAAACCTAATGAAATGGTAATTACAATCTGTAAAGAGTACGGAATAAAAATACTTGAAAATTATAAAGATTTTTCGGAATACCATAGAGAGGATTGGAACCTTGTTACTGGTTTTTATGCTTCAGGAAGCAGAAGTGGAAAATATGAGGAAGTTTATATCAAACCTATTGAAGAAAGCAAAGAAGAAACCGAATCAGAAGCTTATTCAAGTACTGGAAGCAAAGCACCAATTTCAAATGAAGTACGCGAATTAAAAGAAGAGATTTCAAAAATTGAATCTAGACAAACACGTTCTATCGAACTTGATGGCGAAAAGGTTTGGGCGGCAATAAGAGCTATTGATACCAGCGAAATCAAAACCATCATAGGTGGATTGTTTGACGTAGAAATTGATGCGGTTTGTTTGGCAATGATTAGTAAACTTGGTTATTATGGAAATGTAGAAGTTCAAAAAATAGTAGGGAAATTTGATTTAGAAACAATCCAAAATCGACACTTCACAAAGTTTGAGCACAATCAAATTCAAAGAATTTTCTTTTTAGAATCTTTACCAACTGCTTTTGGAAACTACTACGGTTCAGTTTACAATTACGCTTACACAAAGGCCTTGATTCATTATAACGAAGAAGAAATTCAAGACTTAATCGATAAACAAAAAGAAATTTCAGATATAAGACTTGACAAATTGGATGCCAAAATTAAGGAGGTCAAAGCTAAAATTGAAGATTTAAAACCTACAGTTATTCCTGCTGCAGAAATTGAAACGTCAAGCGAGGAAGTTGTAGTTGAAAAAACTGCAAAAAGAAAAATGAACCGTAAAGCGTAGGTTATGCAGATAGTTGAATTTAAAAACGAATTCCACATAACTACTTCTTTTGGACGATGGAAAGACAAAGAGAAAGAAATGGTTAAGGCAATCCAATATGCTGATGGAAATAATGCTTACCGTTGGAACCACGATAAAAAAGTTTGGGTAGTTCCTTCATCATTTAAAGAGCAGGTTTATTCAATCGGTAAAATTTGCAGAGCTTCACATATTCAAATAATGGACAATCTACCTGAAAAGGTAGATGCCATTCCTGAGTTACCTAATCTTACAATTGATATTCCGCTAAAAAAAGGCGCTATGCGAGACTACCAAGAAAAAGGAGTTGCTCGTGGTTTGGAACTAAAAAGATTTATTAACGGAGACCAACCCGGACTTGGTAAAACTTTACAATCAATTGCTACAGTAGTTGGTGGAGAACTAAATGGAGATATTACATTTCCAGTTATAGTTGTTTGTCCTAGTGCATTAAAAATAAACTGGAAGCGTGAGTTTGAAATGTGGACCAATAAAAAAGCAATGATTCTTACGGATGATACTAAAACAAATTGGAATCGATTTATTGAAATGGATTTAGCAGATGTAATCATTGTGAACTACGAATCAATGAAAAAGTATTTTGTTACTTCAATGCCGGACAAAAAGAATTTGACACACTCAAGCCAAATAATAATGGATTCACGAATCAATATTTTCAAATCTGTAATCATTGACGAAAGCCACCGATTGAAAGACCCTAATTCTATTCAAGCAAAAATCTGTATTAACATCACTAAGAACAAAGAGTATATCATATTGCTTACTGGAACGCCAGTTGTTAATAAGCCAATCGATTTATTTAGTCAATTAGCTGTAATGTTCAAGCTTCAACATTTCGGTGGTGCAAACGGCTTTAAAACTCGTTACTGTGAAGGAGGTCGTGGAGCAGCCAATTTAAAAGAACTAAACTACTTGATGAACATGAGTTGCTACTTTATGCGTAAGAAAGAAGATGTGTTAAAAGATTTACCAAGCTTAGTGCGTGAGAACTTGATTTGCTCCATCACTAATATGGCAGAGTTTAATAGGATTAAAAATGAGTTTTCTACTTACTTAAAAAATTCAGATTTAACCGATGCCGAAATTAAAAAGAAAGTTAATAATGAAGTGATAGTAAAAATTACAATGTTACTTCAACTATCTGCTCAAGGTAAAATAGAAGCTGCAAAGGAATACATTGACGAGATTATTGGTTCAGGTCAAAAGCTAGTGATTTTCATTAAACATAAAGTGATTGTGGAATTATTGAAAAAAGAATATCCTAAAGCAGTTTGTGTAACTGGTCAAGAGAATGCTGTACAGAAACAAAATGCTGTAGATGGCTTTCAAAATAACCCAGCAATCAATATTATCATTTGTAATTATAAAGCAGCTGGTGTTGGATTAACACTGACAGCGAGTAGTGAATTGCTTATGATGGAATTGCCGTGGACACAAGCAGATTGTGAGCAGGCAGAGGCACGGTGTCATCGTATGGGACAGCCAAATAGTGTGAGAGCTACTTACTTGTTAGGTGAAAATACTTTGGACCAGTGGATGTATGATATCATTCAAGAAAAAAAAGTAATAGCAAATGCGATAACTGGTGTTGAGGATACCATTCCTACCAACATGATAAGTCGTGTGATTGATTTATTCAAGTAATGAAAATTCTGAATTTAGAAGTCGTTTGTTGTGATTCATTAACAGAATCAAACACATGGTACATTTTCAGAGCAAACGGCATAGAGGTTAAAATTGTATTACTTAACAATCAGTTTAAAGCAAACAAAGAATTGACGGATTTAGAAGTAGAATATTTAAATAATAACTTGAAATAAATGAATTATATACTTGAAATAAATGCGTTCTATGATTGGCTCGAAACAAATTCTATTTCTGATTCTGCAATTAACTTATGGCACGCTATGATGGCTGTAAATAATAAGACAGGATGGAAAAAGGAATTTACTGTAGCTATATCAACCTTGGAGGGTAGAACTAGATTAAGCAAGTCTTCAATAATTCGAGCTAGAAACCAATTGAAGCAATCAGGTAGAATTGATTTTAAAGAAAGAAAAGGAAATCAAAGTTGTATTTATTTTTTAATTGCGTTTCACACAGACACACAAAGTGCAACGCAAACCGTTACACAAACCGACACACAGTGTGGAACACAAACCGACACCATTACTAAACTAAAAGAAACTAAACTAAACAAAACTTCTCTTTTAAAAAAAGAGACAAAAGGAAAGTTTTCATTTTCAAAAAAATTGATTGAGTTTGGAGGTTCAGAAAGTTTGGTAATTGATTTCTTAAAAGTCCGGCAAACAAAAAAAGCAACTAACAGCGAAACTGCATTTAATTTATTTTTAAAGCAAGTACAAATTTCTAAAAAACCAATTGATGAAATTTTAAAAATGTGCATTGAAAAAGATTGGAAAGGATTTCAGGCTTCCTGGTTAATTAATTTACAAAACCAAAATTCACAAAATGGAAAACCAAACAATGGATTTACAAGTCCAACAAAAAAAGCATACGAGTTTAGCGTTGATCGGGTTATCGAGACCTACACTGGCGATTCTTAACGAGGACTATCCAAAAGTAAGAAACATTGAATCAAAGCAAGAAATCAACGAATTGCTTAACTTCTTAATCACAATTTTAAATATTAAGTCATCCAGTGATGATGAGCAGCAACATCTTGACAAGCAAATGATTTTAATTTTTGATTTGATTAAAACAAAGTTTGGAAGCTTAACAGTTCCAGAAATCAAAGAAGCTTTTAAAATGTATGTTTCTAAAGAGTTTTCAGAAATAAAAGTTTTTAGAATGCTAGACTGTATTGTCGTTGGCGAGATTTTACGAGCGTTTGTAGATTTTAGAAATGAAAGTTTAAAAGTTTACGATGATAAAAAAAGAAATTTATTAAACCAGACAAATGAAATGAGCGAAGAGGAAAAAAATAATTTAAGGAACGAATTCTTAAAAACCACTTTCGAGGAAGTTCAAAGTAATAGATTTTCGAGTAGCGCATGGTTATTATTTGCAGATGTTGAAAGTAAATTGAATACATCAATTCCAGTTAAGAAAAGACTTTATCGTATTCAAAATAAAAAATACTTATTTGAATTGGAGCTCGATGTTATAAAACAAAAAAGGCGACCTCATCATGTCGAGTTGCTGGAGACAGCACAAAAGAATTCCATGAATGGCAAATTGAATGTAATTGTTCAGAACCGATGTAGAGCGATTGTAGTTTGCAACTATCTCAAGAAGTTCAAAGAGTTTTGTGAATTTAAAAAAGCAATTGAAAATGAGTAAAATTATAATTGACGAAAATTTTCAAACGCCAATAGATGTTTGTGAGTACATGGTAGGATTGATTCCGAAAAATGTACTCACAGTTTTAGAACCAACACCCGGACTAGGTAATTTAAAATATTGTGTTTTAAACAAAGGATATCAGGTTTATTCTCCAGATGATTTTTTCTTAATGAATAAAAGCGAATTTGATTGTGTCATCATGAATCCACCTTTCTCAAGTAATCAAACGGTTTTAGATAATGCGCCATCAGGAATAAATTTAAGCGGATTGAGAGCTGGATATTATATACTTGAGAAGTGTATGGAAATGAGCGACAATGTTATTGCTTTAATGCCTTGGTTCACGATAGGAGACAGCGACGTGAGAATGAGAAGATTTAAAGAGTTTGGATTGGCATCAGTAACACTGCTTCCACGAAAAACATTTAAGTATGCTAGAATTCAAACCGTAGTGCTGCAGCTGCAGAAAGGTTATAATAAAAAATCTGAATTTAAAACATTATGACCTGGACTGAAGCAGATTTACAAAAATTGAAAGATAAAGGATTTTCAGTTGATGATCGTAAAAACTCTAATACTGCCGAAATCGCCACAATTAAACCAAAAAAGAAAATTGAAAAGATTTCAGTTGAGAAAAACACTATCGGTTTTATTTTAATGAGTTTGAAGCAAAAAGGTTTGATAACTGATTTCGTAACTGAACACAAGTTTGATAGTGAAAAAAAATTTCGTTTTGATTGGGCTATTTTGGATTTAAAGATTGGAATTGAATACGAAGGCATTATTTCAGAGAAAAGCCGACACACGTCATTAAACGGGTTTTCGAATGATTGCACAAAATACAATTTAGCAATTGCCAACGGTTGGAGGGTTTTAAGATATACAGCTCTCAATTATCAAAATTTAGAAGAGGATTTGAATAAATTATTAAAATAGAAAATTATGAAAGGAAAACATTTAATTACAACGGATTCTTGGTTTTATGCTCCAGATGGAAAGCAATATAGATCAGTTTGGGGAGATGTCGCAATTGTAAGCGATGATATTTTAGGAATAAAAACAAATCTTAGAAGTTCTAATTGGTTTGCTAAAATTGGTTCTGAACAAAATTACGTTATTGTTGCTGGTTGTCAAATTCATTATGCTTGCCGATGTGAATATCCGCCAGAAACAACTTCTACTGAAATAACCGTTACAGATGGAGTTGAAAAAATAGAAGTGAAACTATCTTCAGTTTACATCGCTAAATAGAAACCTCAACAAAATCAATAGGTCAGTCAACTTGTTACACACGCTGGAGACAAAACACCAACAGCTAATTAAAAGCTAATGTTTTTAATAGTCCTTGCGCCTTCTCTGGACCAGCGTTAACTTTGGGTATAATTAAAAAATTAACCTAAAGCGATGACACTAAACGAAATACTAAACAGCGATTTAAACAAAACTCAAAAGGCATTCAAACTTTATGCACTGGGACACACCAGAACTCAAGTATCTGAATTGATAACAAACGGAAACTATGGTTTTGCTCACAACATTTGGAAAAAGTGGCTAGACAATCAAACGCCAGTAATTACTAATTTACCTTTTGAATATAATTTTAATCGCTCATTTGGTATCGAGTTGGAAATTTACGGAGCCAGCCGCGAAACTTTAATTAGAGAAATTACAAGAGCCGGAATTAATATTGAATCTCAAAGTTATAATCACAATAATAACTCACAATGGAAAATCGTTTCAGATAGTTCAATTTCTGGATCAAATGGAAATGAAATAGTTTCACCAGTTCTAAGAGGTTTAGATGGCATCGAGCAAATTAAAAAAATATGTATTGGATTGAATCGGGCCGGAGCAAAAATAAATAATTCATGTGGGTTTCACGTTCATTTCGGAGCAACTGATTTCAACCTTGATAACTTCAAACATCTTTTAACTTCATTTACTCACTTGGAAGATAAATTTGACGAAATCAATCCAAGTAGCAGAAGAGCAAATAATAACACGTTTTGTAAAAATGTTTCTTCAATCACAAACGGAAATAGAGTTACTGCAATTCAAAAAATAAACAGCGCTAATTCAATAGCTGACTTAAGAAATTCAGTTTTCAACGGAGGTAGATACTTCAAGTTAAACGTTCAATCATTTCAAAGACACGGAACGGTAGAGTTTAGACAGCACAGCGGAACAACAACATTCTCAAAAATCAAAAACTGGATATTGATTTGTGGAAGATTAGTAGAGTACGCAAAACAAAACGGAGTTACTAACAATTTTAATTCATTCTTAAATGAAAGCTTACAAGATTATGTTACAGATAGAGCGGTGGATTTGGCTGCATAAACCAACTGGAGCGATAAGGAGGTTATTGAAACTTCCTTATCTTTGCCAAATGAAAATAAAATTTAACGATGATGGTTCGGTTACAGAAGTTGAAAGCTACAAAGACTTAGTGACCTCAATGAGAATGAATGCGCCATTTGTAAAGGCAAAAAACAATCACGAGTACATGCTTGGTTACGCTCATAGAACTGTTATAACTCAAAACCAAGATATAAGAGCAACAGACGAAACTTCTTTCGTTGAAGACTTGATAAAACATAATCACATAGAAGTTTTAGAAAATAATTTGAATTGATACCTCAAGTTAATTACGTGAAAAGGATTATCGGAAACGGTAGTCCTTTTTTTTATTTGTATAAGTAATAATTTATATTACTAAAGTATTTATATTTGCAATTCAAAATGGGTAGGTAGTCTCAGCTGGTAGAGCGTTATAGTTATAAGTAGATTGTCGGAAGGCAACTTTTTGCAGTCAATTAATCTTATGCATAATAAAGGTCGGAGGTTCAAGTCCTTCTCTATCCACAAGAAAAGTAAATCATTAAAAAGCTATTCAGAAATGAGTAGCTTTTTTTGTTTTTAGTTGGTAATATGATATATTACTAAATTCATTACATTTGTGTCAAAATAAGACGTAAAAAATAAATGGAAGCAACTACTATCAATTCTCGAATAATTAAGACAGAGCTAATAAAATGGCGTGATTTGGATTTTATCCAGCAAGAGAATTTCAAAGAGTGGATTAACGATGGCGACACAAAACTAATAGAATCAATCCTAAAGTATCAATTTGTAGATGCGTTTAAGGTTTGGGAGCATGAAGGAAAGTTATTTTGTTTGGATGGTAAACACAGATTCCTTGATTTGATTAAAGTATCGGAGCTTGGGCATATTGTACCAGAAGAACTCCCTGCAACTTTTATCGAATGTGAAAGTATCGAAGCAGCTGCAGAACTAGTTTTGATTTATTCTAGTACTTATGCAAAGATTACCCAGCAGGGATTGTTTGATTTCGTTTCAAAGTTCAATTTAGATTTACCAGCGCTGAAAGAAACAATGAATATTTCTGACTTCTCAATTGAAAGATTTGAGCAAAAGTTTGATTTATTCGATACCAACAATGGAGAAGAGTCACACGTTGAAGTGGACGAAAAAAACATAATCGTTAATGCTGGAGACGTATTTCAATTAAACGGACATCGTTTGATTTGTGGAAGTTTTACTTCTCAAGATGATGTTAAAACTTTGATGCAAGATGACAAAGCTAGAATAGTTAACTGCGACCCACCTTATAATTTACCTGCAAACTTCTTTACTAACAAAGATGAACAACGCCATAAGGATTTCGCAATGGCATCTGGAGAAATGACAGACGAGGAGTTTGTTCAGTTCCTTGAATTGATAATGACTACTTCGGTTGCGAATTCAGTTCCTGGTGCAATTCATTACATCTTTATGGATTTCAGACATTCGTGGCATATGACCGAAGCCGCACGTCGAGTGTACGGCAATCCTCAACCAAAGCAGGTTTGTGTTTGGGAAAAGGATTTGTTTGCTAATGGTTCATTCTATCGCGCTCAACACGAAATGTGTTTTATATTTTCAGACGAAAAAGCCAAAGCATTGTGGCAAAAAGATTTATTAGATGAAGGAGGCGAGTTCTACAAAGACAATAACGAATGGTGCTTTATTTTTAAAAATGGTGAAGCCGCAAAGCACTTATCACATTTAGTTTTAAAAGATAGAATCCGATCCAATGTTTGGAAATATCCATCAGCCACCTCAATGGCAAATCCTGATAGGTTTGAATTAAAAAACCATCCAACACCTAAACCAGTAGTTATGATTGCTGATGCAATCCTCGACACTACGAATGAGAACGATATTGTTATCGATTGGTTTCTAGGTTCCGGAACTTGTCTTATCGCTTGTGAGCATACTCGCAGACAGGGACGTTTTACCGAAATCGAACCAATTTATGTGCAAAGCGCAATTATTCGTTACTTAAACTATTGCAACCGCAAAGGAATTGAAGTTAACTTTACCCATTTAAATGGTGAATTAACTTTAAATGATTTTGCAAATGAATCCAAACATTAAAATTCTTATCGAAATGAGAAACACAATTATTGAATACTTAACTGAAGAAGCGGAAATAAACGTAAAAGCATTAGAAGCATACAGCGACAAGCCAATACAGGATTCCGATCCCGAACTTCGACGAATGCGTGAAGTTGAAGCAATAAAATTACGTGACCGAATTAGTCAGGCACACCGACATATTGCTGTCATTAAAAGAATGTACCCTAATGAGTAATGAAAATATCAAAGCCAAAATCAACAGCGATAGAAAAAGAAAAGAGATTGTTAACAATTTATGGTTGGCTACTTGAAGGAGTCCAAGACCGATTGATTGTTCAGCAAATTCTACAAACATATCCTATTGGAATAAGACAGGCAGAGCGATATGTAGTTGAAGCTTACGAAAAATATAAAAAGATTGAAGGTATAAGTATCGAGCGAAAAAGAGATATTGCGATTGCAGGTTTGCAACAAGACATACGCTCTTTGAGACCAGAATTTAAAGGTACACCAGCAGGATTGAGAGCAGTCAATACTATAAAAAAAGAGATTGCAAAATTAGAAGGTATTGAATTACCGAAACATATTGACATCACAACCAAAGGCGAAAGTTTGAATTACAGACCAATATTTGGAGAATTAGATAGCGTTTTTGAAAATGATAAAACAGACGACAGCGAGTAGAAAAGTAATAAAGATGCGGAAGCGCATCCGAGTTTTACAAGGCGGTCAAGGTGCGTCAAAAACGTTCACAGTTTTATTGATAATTATAGACCAGTGTATTGTACGAAACGATACAGCAGTTACCATATTTCAATATGAATTAACCAAAATGAAACGAACCGTTATTCGGGATTTCATTCGGATAATGAAAGAAACTGATAACTGGGTAAAGTCGGAATGGAACGCATCTAGTTCAACGTACAACTTTCGCAATGGAAGTTATATTGAGTTTGTTGGATTATCAGATGCCGAAATAGGAAAAGGATTTAGACGTGATATTGTTTATTTCAACGAGGCAAACAAAGGAATTCTATTTGAAAGCTACCAGCAAGTAGCATCGAGAGCGAAAATAATTTATATCGATTTCAATCCCGATAGAGAGTTTTGGGTTCACGAGGAAGTGTTACCCGATGAGAATGCCGAATATTTATGTTTGACGTTCTATGACAATGAAAGTTTACCAGAGACCGAAAGGCAAA